GGAATCTGCCGATAGCATTTCAAGCTATCTTGACATTTATATGAACGGTCTTCAACCCGAGAGGTATTATAAGATATTTATTAAGACGACATTAGATGGCAGCACTATTATTAGAGATAGTGAATTAACGTTTAAGGTAGTACAATAAGTTTCGTAAAAGCTAAGAAAAAAACTTAGTCGTTTTTGATTCAGCGTTTGATATTTATTAGAAACTACAATATCTTAAAAGATGGCAGAAACTTTAATTTCACCAGGGGTACTAGCTCGGGAGAATGATTTCTCTCAAGTAACTCAACAGCCTGTTACCGTTGGTGCTGCGATTGTCGGACCAACCGTTAAGGGACCGGTAAACATCCCAACTATTGTAACTTCTTACTCCGATTTTGTAAGCAAGTTTGGATCAAGCTTTGTATCAGGAGGAGACACTTACACATACCTAACCTCAATAACAGCATATAACTACTTCCTAGCCGGAGGTGAAACTATGCTTGTATCTAGAGTTACTAACGGAACCTACACCTCAGCAACTGGATCTATAAATTCACTAGGTGCAAACTTTACGGGATCTAATCCTATCGCTCCTTCGTTCGTACTAGAGACCCTTAGTAAGGGAACTATTATGAATAGCTTCTCTCCTGAAGTTAGCGGCACCCTTACATCAGGATCAACTGATAATATTAGGTGGGAGATTGCAAGTTCAAACACCGGGTCAGGTACCTTCTCACTTCTTATTAGAAGAGGAGATGATAATCCTAACAGCAAGGTAATTCTGGAGACCTACAACAACCTTTCTCTTGACCCTAAGCAAACCAATTATGTTGCTAGAGTGATTGGAGATCAAGTTGCTAATTACAATGGAACAACCAATCAAGTAGAAATAAGCGGTTCATTCCCCAACGCTTCTAGATACGTAAGAGTTAAGTCAGTAAATCTACCGACTCCTGATTATTTTGACAATACGGGTACTGCTAAGACAGAATTTAAACCCTCCATGCCTACTATATCTTCAGGATCAGTAGGAGGAGCTTCAGGATCTATTCCACCAGGAGCTAGATACTACGACACAATTAGCAGCGTTAACACTCAAGGACTTGTAGCTGGCGATTATACAGCCATGATGAATCTCCTTGCTAACAAGGATGACTATCAGTACAACGTTTTAGTAACTCCGGGTCTATACAGAGCTGATTATTCAGGAGTAATATCTCAAGGGATTTCAAATACTCTTGAAAGAGGAGATGCAATTTACATAGCTGATATGGTTGCTTTCGGAGCCACTACTACAGCAATAGCAACTCAAGCAGGAGGTATTGATAACTCATACGCAGCAACATACTGGCCATGGGTTCAGATTTCTGATCCAGATCTCGGTAAGCTAGTATGGGTACCTGCTTCAACAGTAATACCAGCAGTCTTTGCATACAACGATAGAGTTGGAGCCGAATGGTTTGCTCCTGCCGGTATCAATAGAGGAGGGTTAGGAACGGTAGTAAGAGCTGAAAGAAAGCTTGCTTCAACCGATAGAGACTTCCTCTATACAAACAACATTAACCCCATCGCTACTTTCCCAAACACGGGAGTAGTAGTATATGGTCAAAAGACTCTTCAGAAAAAAGCTTCTGCTACTGATAGAGTAAACGTTAGGAGATTGCTAATAAATCTTAAGAGAAGAATCTCTCAGATTTCTAACACGCTAGTATTCGAACAGAATACCACAGCTACTAGAAATAATTTCCTAGCTCAAGTCAATCCATACTTACAAAGCGTACAACAAAGACAAGGTTTGTACTCTTTCACAGTAAAGATGGACGATACCAACAATACTGCTGACGTCATTGATAGAAACCAGCTGGTAGGCTTAATACAAATTCAACCAACTAAGACTGCAGAGTTTATAGTTCTTGACTTTAACATCCTTCCAACCGGAGCAACATTCCCAGCATAATTTATTTGAACGCTATTTATTAAAAAAGAGATAGAAAGATGCCTCTAATTGATCCAAACGAACTTTTCTTTACAGCTTTTGGGACTAAGCTGAAGAATAGATTCATCATGTATGTTGATGGAATACCTTCTTACTTTATTAAGGCTGTATCCGGAGTGAACTTCCAACAGGATGAAGTCGTGTTAAACCACATTAACGTTTACCGTAAGATAAAGGGTAAGCTAAGATGGCAGGACCTAACACTGACCTTATTTGATCCTATTGTTCCTTCAGGAGCACAAGCAGTAATGGAGTGGACTCGTCTTCACCATGAATCAGTAACAGGTAGGGATGGGTATTCTGACTTTTACAAAAAAGATATTACCCTCAACGCTTTAGGACCTGTAGGGGATATCGTAAGCGAATGGATTGTCAAAGGAGCATTCATTAAGAATGCTAACTTTGGTGACTTTAACTGGGATACCGATAACACAGCCCAGAGCATTGAACTTGTCTTAGGAATGGATTACCTTGTATTAAATTACTAAACACAGTCCTAAACTACTAACTTCCCCTAATCCCTCTATATTTATTATAGGGGGATTTTTTATGAAAGAGTATTTTGATCTAATAAGAAGAGCGTTATCTGAGAACAGGGAAAAAGGGAGTACGTATTTTGAAGCTCATCATATAGTTCCTAAAAGCTTTGGGAAAAAAAGTAACACAGTCTTACTGCTTCCTGAAGAGCATTATAGATGTCATAAATTACTTGCTGAGTATTTTAAGAATCATAGTTTATACGGTAAGAAAATGTTATGGGCTTTTCATAGACTATCCTATGATAAAGTAAGAAAGTTAACTGAACTGGAATATGCTGAAAGTAGGAGAATCTTAATGCATCTATGGAAAGCTAAAAAAACTGAAAAACACAGGAAAAATATGTCTACCGTCAGAAAAGGAACTAAAACCATAGTACATCCTGAAACAGGAAAAGTTAAGTATATTCCTATTTCTGAATTAGAAGGTTATTTAGAGCAAGGATGGATTAATACAAACAGAGGAAAAGGAACCAAAAGAGATCTATCTAAAAAAACTAAAGAGGATTTAAAAAGAAGAGCAGTAGAAAGGCAAACCGGGAAAAAAGGATTAGAAGCGAGAGCAGCTAAAGGACCTTACACGGTCCTATATGAAAATGGAAATAAAATTACTGCAGGAAGCTATCCGGAATTAGCTTCTGCAACAGGAGTAAGTTACAGCACACTACAGTATAGGGTTCAACATTCATCAGGAGTAATGTATAAAGGTTTTGCAGTCTATAAAGGAACTTGATCTAAAGTCCGGGTTTTTTATTTGCATATATTTATATAAAAAAAAGAGTCTATGTCACAAGAGTTTTCAATGCCTACCGAAACGGTAGAGCTACCATCCAAAGGAATCCTATACCCTGAAGGTCATCCGCTTTCTTCCGGTAAGGTAGAAATGAAGTATATGACCGCCAAAGAGGAGGATATACTTACAAACCCCAACTACCTAAAGCAAGGTAACGTAATTGATAAATTACTTCAATCCATGCTTGTAACTAAATTTAATTACGACGATCTTCTTATAGGGGATAAAAACGCAATTATGGTCGCTGCAAGGATCCTTTCATACGGAAAGAATTACGACATAGTAGTAAAGGGAAAAGAGCATACCGTTGATCTCTCACTACTCAACAACAAGGAGATCCAAGAAGAGGAGCTTAAGAAAGGCAATTCATTCGAGTTTGAACTTCCTGCTACTAAAAATATAATTACCTTTAGGCTCTTGACCCACGGAGATGAGAAAGAAATAGATCAAGAGGTAAAGGGAGTTCAAAAGCTACAAAAGGATTCATTCCCCGAAGCAACCACAAGACTAAAGCATATTATTACTTCAATTAACGGTAATCCAGATAAAAAAAATATAAGGGAATTCGTTGATAAGTATTTTTTAGCTGCAGATGCTAGATCCTTAAGGCAAGAATACAATAGAGTATCTCCCGATTTAGATATGAAATTTACTTATACCGATGAAGACGGAGTGGACAGGGAGGCCGCTCTACCTATTACGATGACCTTTTTTTGGCCTGACTTCGGAGTATAGACTCCTAATTTTCAACCAGATACACGAAATAGTTTTTCACGGAAAAGGAGGATATGATTGGAATACCGTTTATAATATGCCTATTTGGCTCCGTAAGTTTACTTTCGAAAAACTCAAAAAGCATTACGAACCTGAAGACGATGATAAGCTTGAAGAATCTCTCAAGGGGGTCAAAGAACAGCTTATGATCGAACCTCCAGCATACGTTACTAAAGCTGCTGGAAAAAAGCAGTAGAAGCTATTTATAATATATGGCTGACGAAAACCTTTTAGCTGGTGATGAGTTTCTAAAGAGGAGTCTTGAGATTAAGGACTCTATGGCTGAAATTCGTAATTTCACTAGAGAGGTAAATAACGAGATTAGAAACGCTAATGAATCAGCTGTTGATTTCGGAGCAACGTTTAATAGCGTTACCAGAAGTGCAAATAGAGTAGCTGAAGTACAAAGAAAAGCAACCGAAAGCGCTAAAGGAACCGGTGATGCTTTAAAAGAACAAGCAAAGCAGCAAGACAACATAAAGAAGCTCAACGTACAAATTAACGAACTTTATGAGAGATCCAGAAAAGAGGAGGTTGACGGACCTTTAAAAGAGGCTTTAATTGCTCAATCAAGAAACTTAGCCGAAGCTAGAGATAATGCAAAGGTTCTCGCGGATACCTACGGACAGATAGCTCAAGAGGCTTCAAAGCTTGATAAAAGCTCTCAAGCCTTTGATGCTTTGGGTGCAGTTATAGGAGACCTCCCTGGTTTAAAGTTTTTTAAAGGGTCATTCGACGGAGCAGCTACTGCAGCTAGAAAGATAAGATTAGAAGGAGGATCAGGGTTAGATGCATTTACCGGAGGAGTAAAAGCTTTAGGCAAGGGATTAGGCGGCCAGATGATGAGCGTCTTTGGACCTGCAGGTTTAATATTTGGAGCAGTTAAGATAATTAAGTTTTTTGTAGACCTTCTAATCTCAGCTAATAAAAATACAGTCCAGATAGCTAGGGATATGTCGATTACAAGAGAATCGGCAGAAGGTATAAGAAAAAGCTTTATAGATATTTCAGCCAATACCTCTTTACTAGCTGTAAACTCTGAAAAACTTATAATTGCACAAAAGCAATTGGCTGATCTAGCAGGCATTACCAACGTTCAGTCTGCAGAAACTTTGGTTAACCAAGTTAGATTAACCGAAAGACTAGGAGTAGGAGCGGAAGAAGCCGCTAAGTTTAACTTTGCTTTCGAAGCCTTCGGTCTGAATGCTGAAGAAGGTTTAGATAAAGTTATTGCAACAGAAAACTCTTTAAGAGAGGCTACCGGGACCGGAGTTAATCTCGGTCAAGCAATATCTGAAGCAGCTAAGGCCGGGGGTCAGGTCCTGGCTAATGCTAAGGGTAGTATGGCTGCTCTAGCGGGAGCAGTATTAGAGGCTAGAAGATTAGGTTTAAATCTAGAGCAAACAAAAAAGATCTCTAGCTCATTACTTGATTTTGAATCTAGCATTCAAAGTGAATTAGAAGCTGAACTCTTAACTGGTAAGCAGCTAAACCTAGAACTTGCCAGGCAAAAAGCCTTGCAAGGTGATATTGTAGGCGCTTCAAAGGAATTGGTAGAACAAGTAGGAACCTACGAAGATTTTACTAAACTTAACGTACTACAACAGAATTCATTAGCTAAAGCAATAGGATTAACTGCTGATGAGCTTGCTGATTCTCTTCTACTTCAGACTAACCTTAAGAGACAGGGTGAAGAATATTTGAAGGTCTATAGAGAACAAGGTAAGGAAGCAGCACAGCAGTTTGCAGACCAGTACGGATTCTCTCAAATTAACAGAGAGGAATTAGATAAGACAGTAGCTGCGCAACAAGCTTTTGAAGAAGCTCTAGCAAAAGCTAAAGATCAATTTACCGGCCTGGTTTCTTCAGGAGCATTAGATAGCTTAGTAGATGTAATTACCAGCTTTGTAAGCAATATGAAATCTTACGGATTTGGTAGAGCAGCTTCAGAAGAGTCTTTATCCACCAACTTAACTAAACAAGTTGAAGATCAGAAAAAGGGAGAGGGAGGACTTACACGATCTCAAGCCAATAAATTAGCTAGTGTTGCAGCTGAAAGATATTCATTTTTTGATAGCTACGGAGAGAATCGGAGTGCTGATCTAGCAGAATCTATTGCAGCAGGTAACATAAAAGCTCAGGATATAACTATAAAAGAAGGATCTGAAGGCAAAATAGGAGTTACCAGTAAAGGCGAAGCTTTTGAACTTACTAACGATATGTTAGCAGTTCTAAAAGAGCTTAAAAATTCGATGAATACTAAATC